TCTTAGATTTTAATTCAATCTGAGTAATTTAAAAAAAAAAATTCAAAATAAGATATCTTTTGCGTCGGATTGATTTGATTTGTCATAATGATCACATGAAATCAATTCACTAAAAATTCAAATTAATTGAAAAACACCTAAGGTGTAAATTTTAACAATATTTTCACAAAGTAAAATTATTCTGAAACTTGTTTAACTTGAATTATGTTTTGATAAAAAATGGTATTTTTTTACACACAAGGTGTAAGACTATTTTTGACTCATTTGTTGCATGAGAGTTTCAGCAAATTTAAGATCTGTATTAATAACTTTATCTATCCTGTAAATGACACCTGAATTATCACCTACATTTGCAGTGCCTCCTTCAGGGTCTAAAATCTCTGTTTTAATAGATGTAATGGTTTTTTTACGAGTCGCTGTAAATACAGCACCTCCACCATCATATGATATGAAATCATTCGCCCCGTTATATTTACCGACTATCGCCATGGTCTGTAATGGATTTGCAAGTTGATAATAATTTGCTGAATCTAATATATCACTGTTTATGAGAAAATATCCTCTGAGAATTTTACGAGGAAGTTGATTCGCTATAATTTTAGTAGAATCTGCATTGATTACGATAGCAGGTTCAACTACATGAGATGCTGTGATACCCGCGACGTTCGCGGTTAAATTTTGTATATGATCAAAAAATCTCACCGCTGTGGGTAACATAGAATTAAACATATTTGTTGAATATGGATTTCTTTGAAACTGCTGTGAATCTACACTTATTACATCAGCATTCGTTGTAATACCAGATGTATTTATTGTATCATTTGTAAATCTATTATTTATATTTTTGATGGTTTCAATATCTCCTGACGCGTTAAACTGACCGTATTCAAATCCTAAGAGTCCCCATATACTTTGTTCCCACGAGGTTTCATCTATCCCCATGTCTTCAATTGAAACTCCTCCATGTGAATCATATATCAATCCGGGTGTTAAATTAATATTCGCAGGGATAAAGGTTTTTTGTGTATTATCTGAAAAAGTTCCACTCAAAGTAATCTCTGAATAAGGATGCATACAAGGAGACCAAGAATCATATTTTAATTGTTTATTTATCTTGAAGCAATCCTGACCTGCCTGAGCTGATGGAGGTGGAGCGAATACATCTGCCGTAGGATTAGGATCACCTGCTGTATAAAAATTACCTACTTTTTCTGCTGCATGAAGATTACTTATCTCGAATCTACTTTCAGTTGTATCAAAATTAAAGAGAGCATTATTCGCACCTAAATATACTTGCCTGATTAATTCACCTAATTCATAATTTATCTGACCATAGTATTGTAAAGGATTGAATCCATTACTCAGCATGATAGCAGAGTTTCCATAAGCACTGAAATGATAATCATATCCTATTTTTGTATCAGCATTTATATTATCACCTGCTTGCTCTCTAAAAAATGGATCAGGTATTCCACCGATAGGCTCTGTAATTAAATCAACATTACCATTATTATTACGAGCAAATCCAAATGCTAAATTCGCATTTGTATCGCCATTTGTATCCTCTGTAGTTAAATGACTACAATTTTCATTAAAATAAATGAAGATTGGAATAGATGAAGAATCTGAAGCATTTGTTCTGGGAGTATCAGGAAGATTACTCGCTGAAAAACTTACATTATACATATCTGATCCAAGAGCATCTGTAGCAGTAGCAAGGTGACCGCTTCCAGATAAACCTAAATGAAGGAATCTTGCTTCTTTTCTAAATGAGGCATTTAATGAAGCAGATGTAGCATCTGGATAAAGTGATGCATAATTAGTTAAATCATTTGTAGCATCGGTAGCATGATCTAAAAGTTCTGGATACATCCTTTGAGAATCAAAAAATCTCTTTAATTTTATCAAAGTTTCATCATTGTAAGAAAAATTTGTGCTGATTATCGCTGTTGCAGATTGAGTATCTTGTATAGTCTCTGTAAGTTTATTGCCATGATATGTTGTTATGTCTCTACCACTTTCAACAAAATCGGGTCGTTTAAAACCTATATGAGAATATGATGATAAATATTCTACACTCGCTATACTATTTACAGATGTATCCCCTACATTTATCGGTAGATGATCTGCTAATGAAGCATTACCAAAAAAATCCTGACATCCTGAAACACTATAATAAGAGTAATTAGCACAAGGTAATGCTTTATAAAGCGTTGAATTCAATACACTGGTCGCTGTAGCACTTATGATACTTTGTGGAGCATCAGTTTTAATTAATTTATCTGTTAAATCACTTGAAATTGAAGAAGGTGAATTATAACCAGCAGGGACGTTTAAAACTACTTTCTGTAGTAATCTATTATAATCACCCAAAGCAGGATCAGGTTTAGTAGGGACAGGTTGAAGATATGAAGCACTACTCGCTGATGATACTTCACTATGTCTCCAGATAATTTCAGATCTTTTAAATATTGTATATTTACTATTATCTTGTTTTAATTTTCTTACAGCGACTTGACCGCCACAGCAATTGAGAGCATCACTTTCAACAAAATCAGGTGTGAATATATGTGAAGCAGTAAAAGGATATGTATTTAATCCTTTAGCATATGAATCTTTATTTACCCAAAATGAAGCATTCTTTAAACCTCCGCCATGCGGATCTCCTCCATGAGCACTTTTACCCATAGAAGCAGATCCCCAGTTTCTTGGGAGACATATATTGTTTTCACCATTTGTCGTTTTATAATATGATATTACAACTGATGCTTCATTATCTTTCATTTTGACTTTTTGTGATTCATTTGAAGATGTTTCATAAGCATAACCACTTGGAGAATAACCTTCACCTATTCCCAAATTGAAACCGATAAATGATGCGTTTATAGTTTCAGTAGTAGTGATATCTTTTTCACCTAAAACTTCACCATCCATTTGAATAACTGAGCCACCAGCACCTCTTTGAGCGATATGTGCTGATTCAATGCTTACCTGATCACCGATATCAATTGTAATACCATTTGATACTTTATTTGTAAAAATTGCATCATCAGTATCTGATAAATTACTTGCAGAATATTCTTCACTGGATAACCTATTAGCATCCAGTAAAATAGTTTGAGTATATCCACCCTGAGACATTTATAATAGAGAAAGGTATTTTTTTTCAAATTAATTAAAACATTGTTATGCTTCGCTAAAGTAAAGTTGTTGTAACGAATCCATTGCTGATCGTAGTCAATTTAGCGAGCTCCAACCATGCTCTCTGAGTATAATTAGATCCGTTTCCAAGACCATCATATTTTGAGAAATATTCAATACCACGACTATTGACTCTTTCATTACGATTGAGTCTGTATGCCAACCAATTGAAACGACCTAAGATACCAACTTCATCACCATCATCACCTGTATTTTGTGCGTATCCCATAAATTCATTATCACTGTCAAGTGCCGTGCCCTCTGCACAGAACTCTTCACGAGTTACAAAAGGAACCATTCCTTCTGCCTGAGCTGTGTTGTGAAACTGGCGTGCAGGATTTGTAACATCAATAGGATATAAGAATCTATCATTATATTTAAGATTTACAGTGAGAGAACCATTTTCTTTACCGACCGCAGGTGCTTCACCAAATGAATATTTTTGCTCGGGTGAGATACTACAAAATTTATTTGTAGTAGTTAAATCACTTGTAGCAAGGTCAGGTTGAAGACCTGTGATAACCTTAGTGACGATACGACCCGCACCACCGAGGTTTCTAATGCGAGTTTTACCATCATCAGAAGTAGATGATACAGATACTTTACTATGACGATAATCAAAATGATTTAATGTAATAGTCTGATTAGCATTTGCATATGCGGTCATCATTTCTTGAGGATAATATATGTAATCTGCGATTAACTTAACTTCATCCTCATCAATTAAATAATTTGCTGTAGCGACACCACTCTTTGCCTGACAACGATTTACATTTACAGGATCAAAATGTAATTCAACCGATACCTGCTCCTGCATCATGTATAGAGGGAGCTGAGTCTGTTTCAGCATTGGAAATAATTCAGATAAAGCAATCTGGAATACTGGAGAATTTTTAATATTCGCCCACTGATGGACTTCTAAATCAGCAGTCTGAGATACGAATGACGCACCAGTCGCGTTACTGTATTCTTTACCATTTGATAAACCGTAGAAAAAAGAGCGAGTATCATTAGATACTCCACCATTAGTGTCAGTAGCATCATCATATCTAAATTCATGTGCGATACAGCGTCCAGACTGGACTTGCTCCCTTTCTTTTTGATGCTCGTTTGAAATGAAAAGAGACTTGTAAGCAGATAAGAAATTATATCCATCAATTTCTTGAAGAGTCTTTGTTCCAACCTTTAAAGCACATCTTGAAATCAAAGAATGAATTCCAACATTGGGAGGGTAGAAACGATCATTTGCATCAGGAGCAGTTACAGCGAGTGTAATTTTACTGTGAGAATGTAGGATACCCTTGTTTAAAAATACAAATCTACAAAATGTATTACTTTTAACGACTGGATCTAAAATACTCGTTTCTACATCAGTAGCAGTAGTAGTATCCATAGGAGATACTCTTAGGAGATTTGGGACATTAGGCGGGACTTCCTGACGTTCAACCATAGTCTCTTGCACCTCACCATCAAAATTATCAGGGTCTTCTGGGGTCGGCATTGATTTACTCATTTCCATATTTTTATAATATGAATACTTAAAAAAAAATATAATTAAAAAATTTATTTTACGAATTAACGTAGTATGCGATGCTTACTGCATGACCTGCATCCCCTGTGGTCCGAATACAAGAGTATTCTTAGAATGGACGAAAACAAAGAAAGACTGAGGCGAGTCGGTCGTTAAATCTAAAGACATGTTTATGCCGAAGTTCACGTTGCGAAAGTCGACACCTTGATCTGAAATATTATCAAAAGCGACACCAACACCGAAAGCACATCCACCATCAGCAAAATCTTTATCAAATCTTGCTGAATCTGAGTATCTTGAATTTACAGGACCAATTGTAGTTCTTGTAATATCAGCAAATTTACTGATAGCATTCATATAATTATACATGATTTGAGAATCAACTGTAGTGCTTTTAGGATCTGTCTGTTGAAGAGTATTTATATTGAAATCAATTGGAAACTTACTACCATTGCGAGTAAAAAATAACTCTTTAATATCTGCAGATTTACCATCATTATTAGTTGGATACAGAGTAGCAAGACCATCATATAACAGATTATTAATGTGTGAAGCAGGGATAATATTCGCAAAAACACCAAGGACACGACTTAATCCAAGTTGGAAATTTATAATACCATTTGCTGAATTAATAGTCTGATAATATGAAGTTAATGAATTGTATTCATATGTTCCAGACTGTTGAGATTTCATCTGGCGGAGCATATCAGGTTCAGGTTCTGCTAATTCTGCTACAAGTGAAACATCTGTAAATTCATAGAGAGATTCACTGTAACTTGCAGAATCACCATCAGCAGTAGTGTGGAATACTTGAGAATCAGGGGATAGATGTAATTCAATTAAAAGACCACCGACTGCCTCAGGGAGTAGTGGGATAGGGTTACCACCATTAAACAGACCGCATGGAAGATTCACGCAGAAATGATTCTGGGTGCTGGACGAAGATGGAATATTCACAACAGATTGAGTCTGTGCTTCATACGATGGAAGGATTAAAGCAGATTCATATAAATGTGTCATATTATCATCTAATGAATTGATTGCTGGGAGGTATGAAGCAAGGAATCTGTTGTAGTGACGAATTGATTCTATGGTCTGACCCGTCCTCTGCGATTTTATAGTGAGTGTATCAATCGTAGAATATACACCTAATTTTTCACTCATAGCAAGATTAGAAGTTCCAGAAGTGCTGGAAGATGCATTGGTTAAAAGTGCTCTGAATTTACCTGTGAATCTGACAGACTGACCTAAAAGCATTCTGTCCTGTTCACCGATAATAAATTGGACGACAGGATTACCTTCTTTAAATGAAAGAGATCCATTCGCTGTAACATTAGAAGGGACGATTTCAACATTCATCTGACTCATATTTATTTTTATAATATGAAACAGTTAAAAAAATTTTAATAATAATTTAAATTTTACATGATTCTATCTTTTTAGACAATTACACTGAGACCTCCGTTTTTGATTTCAAGGCGTCTTAAATGACTGACGAAGTTATTCCAGAGCTTACTCTTAGTCTGTGCTGTTCCAGTGTATTCAACCTGTAAATTGAAATCCTTACCTCTTGCATCATAGACAGCATTTTTACCGAGTGCTAATGCTCTGCCGATAAAGAAGTTACTCTGGAATTGCCTGAAAGACAGAGGTTCAATATCCGCCATGGCGAGTGCCTTTTCACTTTCAATACACCACTGCTGAGAGATACTATTCTTAGCAGAAATCTTAGATACATCAACCTTCCTTGAAGGATTAATCTTCCCATCATAGATAAACTGATATTCTTGTAGATTATCAGAGATACCGACTAAACCAGAGCGAGCAGAGCGGACTTCAACATCTTCATCATTTGTATATTCAATGTAAGTAGTGCTTCCAGATAACAGTTCTTTAGATGAGTAGTTGGAAGCATCAGTAGGGATACATAAAATACTCGTAGCACGACTTTCAATGAGTGGTAACCGAATGTTTGCTACATTATCTCCAGATAACTGTGAAAATCTATAATTTGTGAAACTTCTATAATCATAATTAATAGTTCCACCTTCTTTCATCATATTCATCATGCTTTGTTCATATCCATCTGGGACTTGAATCTGTTTAACGATTAATTCTACATCAGAAACTGTATAATCAATATCATATGAAGTTGCAGTATCAGGAGTTCTATCAACCATAAATGCTCTTGAAGCATTTGATCCACCAAGAGTGAAACCCATAGTAGATGTGATTTCAGTAGTAGTGATCTTAATTTTACTGACACCAACAGAGGCATTGGTATCTTGTTCTATGGCGGTAATCGTCCCAACTGAGCCATTGGTTATAGTATTATCAGCATCTGTCAGACTGAATTTTTGACCGACAACGAATGGGAATACATTCGTGGAAGTATTGTTATTATCACGAGTTACATAAAGTGTAGTAGTTGTATCACCATTTTCTAAAGATCCATTCGTAGCAGATCCATTGTCAGATCCATTAATACTGTGAAACATTGGATTCAAGTGAAGATGCCTATCTCTTGCAACTGTATCTAATTTTCTGAAAACCTTCTTTTTTTCTTGAAGTAAAATTTCAATGAATATACCATCAGTGAGTAGAGCAGGGAAGACTGCTTCATTGCGGAAAAGACCAGTGTTTAAGTGAAGTTCTGCTTTTACAGTCTTTAATTCATTATCATCTGCAGAATTGAAAGATGTATTGAGAGTTGGAGAAGATCCCGTAATCGTGCTGAAATATTGATTACTAAAACAGTTACCCTGAATGGTCTTTGTAGTTCCAAGAGTTCCACGACATGCGGGATCATAGTCAGTCGCACCTTCAGTTAAAGCACGTTTCTTTTTGAGATTATCATTTGTTTCATAATCAAAACGCAGAGCAGTCAGAATATCATAACCTTCAATCTCTTCTAATAGTGCAGTCTTACGACCACTGAAAATACGAATAGATCGGATTAGAGAATGAAGACCAGTCTGTGCGTCAAGTTGAGTCCGCATTAAACCCGAAGTTGCAGTTACAGTAGGTAGAGCAAAGGATACATTCATCTTAAGGCGAGACTGCGATAAATCTACAAATTTAGATGTCGGGGGGATGTATAAATCAATCTTTCCACCCGATTTGTAATTAAGACCATTTTCCGAAGGCACGGATACATCAGTTTGACCGACTTGAATTTTATCAGAAGAAACGAAAAAAGAACTCATTTATTTATAATATGAGTAATCAAAAAAAATGAGAAGATTAATTATTAAAAACCTTAGCAAAGCATACTCCGTTTAAAAACTACCTGTGCCTGTGATTTGAGTCTTTGATGAAGGTAATTGAGATGCGACTAAACCCATGCTCTGGAATGCTGGAGATACCTTCACAGCAGTAATTTTAGGAGGTGCTACTTGTCTTTGTGTATCAGTTTTTTTCTTATCTATATCATCACTTATGTCTTTCACGGTATCCATAATACCACCAGTTAAATTTAATATACCACCTACTACTTCTAAAGGTGGGAATGCGATACCTGCTACATCAGCGATGGCTCCTGCTTCTTGAAATTTATCAGCAGTAGATTCTCCACTAAATATATTTTTAGGAGGTTTTGAAAATATATTTTCAATGTTTTTACCGATATCAACAGCACCACTAAAATCTCCAATTGCTTTACCACCGATCTCAGATATAGCAGATAATCCTGCATCACCCACTTTACCTAATGTCGCAAATTTTAAACCTTTTTTGATGACCGCTGAAGCAAGACCTGAGCTTTCACGCTCTGTTGCCTGAGCGATATTTTTAGTAGCATCACCTGCTTCTTCCCCTGCGTTTAAAACTTCTTGACCTGCTCTTTCAGCATCTACAGCACCGTCTGTTACTCTACCCTCAGCATTCACTTCATTCATTTCAATTGTAGTAGGTTCAGGTTTAGGTTCTCCATATACAATCGCATGAGCAGTATTTTTGATATTATTTGCTCTTTGACTCATTTCCTTTGAAACATAACCAGCGAATCCATTTTCACGAATAGATGATCCTGCTTGCACTAAACCTACACCAGCACCAGCGAGACCTGTTCCATCTTTGAAACCATATTTTGCGTCATCCTCTTCTTCACGCCTTTTATCATCCGCTAAATCATTTGCTCTCTGTTGTGTTTCTTTAGCAAATTTTTCTCTTGCCTGTTGATTATGGACTAAAACACCATCATTGAAATTTTTTACACGAGCATTAAACGCAGTCCCTTGAGATAAAGCATCAGAGTAACCGTAAAGCGACATTTTATATAAGTTATTTTTATTTTAATTATTTTATGACATTTTATTAAATGATTCCTAAAATTATTCATCAAGTATTCTGGAAATTTACCGATAAAGATTTACATGAAATACCTTCGTTTAAAAGATGCACGAGTGAGACAAAAGAGTTCTGTCAAGAGCATGGATATACATACAAGATGTGGGGACTAAAAGAATGTGAAGAGTTAATCTGTGATAAATATTTACATTATGTAGATTTATGGAATTCATTCAGATATCCAATTCAAAAATGTGATTTCATAAGATATTTAATTTTATATGAATACGGAGGATGGTATGTAGATTGTGATGCTTTCCCAATTCAAGATTTAAGTTCTTTAAGTGATAATGAAGAAGTATTTACAACTTGGAATGATGATAAAAAAAGGTTACCATACAATGCAGTGATGGGGTCTTCGGCAAAAAATCCATTGTTTCTAAGTATAATGATTACCTGTGAAAGAAGGACATATGAAAAACAACAGATGGATATTTATGATAAGTGGAAAGGACGTCTTGTATTTCAAACTACAGGACATCATATGTTAAATGAAATAGTTCCAAAAGAATCAGTTCATGATTTAATGTTGATTCATAATGAAAAGAAAAAAGTTTATGTGACTTCACCTAATCCATATTTCATGGATGAGTGTGTTTCACTCTGGTATCTTAACGGTAACATTGTCACCGAAAAATAATTTATCACCTTCAGCGATCTGCTCTTCAAAATTTCTAAATGCTCTTGCAGGATTAGATTGAAGATCTAAAAATAAGAAATCATATCTTTGCTCTGTTGCTTTCGCATAAATTTTTCTGAATTTATCATCACCTCCAAACATACCTGAAAACTCTTGTGATATTTTATCAAGTTCAGACATATTCTGTAAATTTCCACAGATGAATGCGTTGGTATTGTTTCTAATGGTCGGTCCGACTGCTTTGAATGACTGCACAGAGATTGCGAGTAATCCTACACCATAATGTCTTGACCTTGTGACTAAATGATTTAAATATGAGTTTCTTTTTACACTTCCTAAAATATCGTCAAATATCATGCCGATAAAAGGTCTGTCATCGTCTTCGAAAGATTTCTGTTGTTCTATGATCCCTGCTAAAACATTATCATCATAACCTGTGTAACAGTCACACGCTTTACGTAAAAATCGTGATGTGACGTCTTGGTCTATTGTATTACTCATAATTGTGACATTATCCATAGCACCCTTGTAAAAATCATCCCTGAGTATCATATTACTCAAGATTGTAGATTTACCCGATTTGGTCGGCATGACTAAAGTCATTATACAGGGAAGCTCAGGGAGATTAGGATGTGTAATTTTCCTTGGTTTCTCCTTTGGTGGATCTTTTACAGGGAATATTTGAGGTGGTCTGTCTGCCATTTGTATAATATTTAGATTTAATTTTTAATAACATTATGAATTTATAACATAGTGCGAGTTTCATACATTTAAATTGTCTTTGTCCCTTTTGTTTTACAGTGACTATGAAATAAGTCTTATATTTAGTTTTTCTAAAAGTTAAACATCTATGACCTGATGACGGCATTGGTCGTGTTGAATAAGGAGGTTTAATATTTAATCTTTTCAATTGCTTAGTCATTTTGATTTATCTATAAAACATTGACCTTTTGTTTAAGTGAAGAGTCCTCTCCATGGATCATTGATTGGTTGCTGAGGTTGTATCGCTCTTGCAAGAGTTTCACGCATCTTTGCCTGCTCCCTTTCCTTTGCCTGAGCTTCACGTTTCTCCTTTTTCTGTTGTTTTCTCAAAGTATCATATTGTGATATCGCTGAAAGCACAGCATTATCTAAATCTTCTTTAGTGAATCCATTCTGTTGCACGACAGAGTCAGCGACAGGTTCCTTTTTCAATTTCAGTGTTGAGGAATTTATAATCTCTTGCTCTTCCTTTTCTTTTTTCAATTTTTTTTCTTTGTCAGCGAGTATCTTCTTTTCTGCCTTTGCTATGACTGCTTCTTCTTTTTCTTTGATTTTACGCTCCTTTTCTGCCTTCCTTTTTTCAATCGCAATCTTTCGAATCCTTGCAAGATGTTCTTTTTGTTTATCACTCATAGGTGCTTTACGAGTATATTTACGTTTTCCCTTTTTAGGTTCAGCACTGGGTGTGAATTCTGTGCTTTGCGAAGGTTCTTCTTCTGTAACTGGTGCTACGCGAGGAGGTGGGGCATCACCAAAGACATCATCTTCATCAGGTATATCACGTTCTTCAACTGTGATAATATCATCTTTTTCTTGCTCTGCCTGCTTTGCCTGAGCATGTAATGTATCAATTAAATCCATATTTCCATCACCTGATTCAGGTAATACATTATCTGGGACTGACTCAGATTCATTTGCAGAGCTATCAGGTGGTGCTGGCATCTCAATAGTCGGTAAAACTTTATTCATTATATAATATGAATAAACAAAATAAAAGATAGAGAAAAGATAGAAATTTAAATGTTTATAATTTAGATTTTTGACGAATGTGAAACATGACTTCAGTTGATCCAGTTAAGTCCTTTGCAAATTTTTCATCCTTTCTTACAAGATGCACGTCTAAGTCAGTTATAGTGATAGGGGTTGTATTATGTAAATCTAAATATGTTTTATCTTGATTTTGAAAGAATAATGCTCCTGTTTCAGCACCACTGTTATCGAATCGTGGGACTTGGAATAAGATCTTTGATGGATTACCTGTTCCAAAATTAAAAGTCTTGTGATTGAGAGTCGGCACTCTTATGAATGTAGAATGTTCTGATGTCAAACTGGGTTTTGCAGTTGATGAAAATGATGCTTGACCTGAGCTTTCAGTAATTGATTCTTCAACGGGTGCTACAGCAAGAGGAGAAAATCCTAATACATTCATACTGTTTGGAGTCCATTCTTGAATTTTTGCATCTGTATATCTTTCAGATTTACCTGTGATAAATAATGGTTCATAATCTTGCATGATTGACGCATTGAGACCCTTGTAAGGTCTTACATAAGGCGATGTAAAAGGCTCATTTGTAGTATCTGTAGGGTCAAGGAATCTACGCATGATATCCCTTTCATCAATTGACTGAACCCACCAGTCAGCACCAGACCAAGGAGTATTCACAATAAAATTTCCATTTGTCGGTGATCCAACTGTTAAATCAACTGCTTCAGTGAATACATCATCCATATCAGCGTGTATGATTGATTTAAAAGACCAATTATTCGGTAGGATATTTTTATGAATCGTTGAATTTGTGCGACATTCATAAGTAGATATATTTAAATCATCACCAGTTTCCCAAAGACCCGCAGTAGGATACATTTTCCAACAGTTTTGATTCACAGGTTTAGGGACTTGATCTTTAAATGATGCGGATGAAATTGTATTCGTTTCAACTACAACCTTACCTGATGCACTGATGATTACCTTTTCATTTTCAACTCTGAATGTAATATCAGTAATTGATGCCGATGGAATAGGAGCACCTGTAGCGAATGAGCTATTATCAGCATTTGATGCAGAAGTAGCAGAATCAGTATTCTGATAATAAATAATCTCCCGCATCTCCATGCCTCTACCTCTTTCTTGTTGTCCTTGAGAATCAGGCACAAGATGATATAATCTAAGGACATCATCTAAACCGATCTGAGCTGCATAATCATATAATTGATCTTCATCTGGACCGAGACCTCCAGTCCCATAAATTAAAGTGTGTTCTAATGTAGGATTCTGATCTATATAATCTACACCGTCATTGTATATTGGTCTTGCTAAACCGACAGTCCAGTTATTCCCTGTAAAAGTATCAAATGTTATATTACCACCGAATAATGATATCGGACCACCCGAAGCATTAATAGGTTGTAACTGAAAGTAAGTATCATCATCATCAGCAGTAGCAGTCGTTCCATTCCATTGAAGATCACCATAAATTAATTTTTCAGTCCCAGAAGGTGGCACAGCAGATGTAGCAGATGCTCCTACTTGATTAATTTTATAACGAAAACCCTGAAAACCTGAAGTGTCAGCAAGCGGAGTCATAGTTACTCCATTCACTGTATCAATCTCAGGATGAAGTGATAATGCTGTCTTAATTATTTTTTCAAATTCTTCTTTAAAATCTTCAGGTGATAAATTTTTATCAATTGTATTGATGCTTGGAATAATCCAAGACATGGATTGGTCTAAGGATGCATTCACTTGTAACCTCTGACCAAACCAAAATAAAGTGACTTGACCTTGTTCGTAATCTAAAGCAGGATTGCGATTCAACTTAACACTCTCTACAGCGATTTCAGAATTTGCAGGGATCTTTAATCCAGATTTAAAGTCATTTCTGTATTGATATGGAGCAGACACAGAAAACTGAGGTAAAGTAGATGGCTCTTGAGAAGATGTGAGTATTAAAGACATATTTATAATATGAGATTTTAAAAAAAATAAATCTGATAAATATAAAATGCCTCACAAAAAAAAAGCAAAATCTAAAAAATACGATTCTGGTGTGAAAGATGTGAAAGATACTTCATGTGCGAAAAAAGGTTGCCCTATGCCTATGACTAAACTCTTTATAGATGTTGAAGGAGGAATCAAAAAAGATAAAGAGGTTAAAGAAAAAGATGTCTTTGATTTTAATTACAAGAAACCATCTAAAAAATAAATGTTGAATATATTTATCGTTAAGTCAAAATATGAAATCCACAGCATACCCCTTCTGGAGTATGCCTTCTGGTGGTAGATTCACTAAATTACCCGATTACTATCAAGATTATCAAAATGAAATGAAACGTAAAAAAGAAGAGTTTGAAGAGGAAATGAGACAGAGGGATAGAGAAAGGTGGCGACACTTTGATCCCTTTGGAGACTTCGGTAGAAGATCTCATCCATGTGATTTTCAAGAAGAGGAGCATGATTATGATTATCCATTTTCAGTATTCGGTTTGAAAAAGAGTGCATCACAAGAGGATATGAAACGAGCATACAGAGATGCAGTCAGATCAACTCATCCTGATAAAACAGGTAGTGATACAGAAGATGAATTTAGAGAGGTTCAAGAAGCGTATGAATATTATAGAAGATATCATCTATGACAATTTTTCTATCTGGTCTATCTTTTCAAAAATATATGAAATACACCTGTAGTGTAAAAAAATGCTAAAATTTCATGAAAGAGTTTTTACATTAAGGATTCTATTCTCTTTTTACTTTTCTCAAAAATTTCATTAATTTTTACACTTGTAGTGTAAATCATTTAAACATATCTTTTGAATATTAATTGCAAGAAATGATTGTAGATTTAAAATTCTTAGAAGACAATATTGAAGAATTCATTAAAACTTATTTTGAATTAAATAGTGATAACAGAGCAAGAAAAAAACAATACACAGACAGATGGTTGAATACTATCGGTAGAGAATCAGAAACTAAAGATAAAGTAAAAATATCAGAAAATACTATCTTGTATATTCAGGAGATTATTAAATTAAGACATGAAAAAAAAGAGGGTAGAAAAGTCATTAAAAATAATCATATTAAACATTTAGAGAACAAGATTGCATCACTTGAAAAACAGATTCAACAGATTGAAACATGGAGAAAAATCACTCAGGTATTATCAAAAAATTTAAAAGATATTAATCCTCAAGAATATTACAGATTAATTGATGAATTAGATGTGAATAAATCATATTATGGTTTGTGAAAAAATTTGATTTTAGTTTAAAGATTTATTGATTAAATATATTGTTGTAAAAATGTCCTCGCAAAGCAAAAAAACTAAAACTTATAAAAGATATCCTGCTACTGATGCTCTCAAAAAAGGATCCGCTTCCACTATTGAGAGTGCTTGTGTTAAAATTCAAATAGCTCAGGAATATGTAAATTTAAGAGACAAATATAAAGGTCTCAAAAATGAATATCAAAAGTCATATGTAAAATTAGAACAGATGGAGCAACTGAAAAAAGATAATTTTAAATTAATTTCAGATTCACAGAAAAAGAGTGATACAATTAAAAAACTTCAAATAACTATTACTCAGTTGAATGGTGACATACAACTCTTGAAAGATACTACAAATGACAGAGGTGATTATCAAAGACTTGAAGGATTCCTCAAGAAAAAGGATCATGAAATCGAAGAATTAAAAAAACAGATTGATTCAACTAAAATTAATGCTGTCACTTCACTTGAAAATCAGATTCATCAACTGAAACAACAAAATGAATATCTTAAAGAAGGATATGGGAAGTTTAATTTACAAGATGAATCTCTAAAACAAGAAAATAAAAAATTACAAGAAGAAAATAAAGAGTGGGAAATAAATTTTAAGGAAGAACGACAAGAAAAGAAACAATTTAGAGAAGAAAATAAATTATTAAAAGAAGGTCTTGAAAGATTAAAAGAAGAACATGGGGAACTCACTCAAAAACAAGAACATTATCATAAACTGATTACTGAGATGTTTGATTCTCTTTAATTAACTTCTGTTGCTCTGTAATAAATTTAATTTCATCTTCAATTTGTTTCACCATACTTGGATGAATAGTTTTAACTTGTGAATTATCTTTTGCTTTTTTTAATTTTTGATTTAGATTCGCCTTTCTCAATGCTAATTTACCCAAAGGCGATGAATGATACTTCTTGACTGATGCATCTCTAATTTGAATTCTTTCATCAGGTGTTAAATAACAGCGACGCTGATTAATACAATTATCATATTGATTCATATGTTTTTCTTCTAATTCCCTGAGTTTCCATGCTTCACTTCTGTCATTCAATGAAATCTCTTCTAATACTTCAACATTTGGATCACCTTCATCAAATAATCCCTGATAATCTTTCCATCCGTTTTTATGATTTTGACGATGATGTGCTATCCTCACAGAAAGATATTTACAGTGACTACTACCGATGTAAATTTTATCGCAATTGGGTGCTGATAATTTATAAACTCTTCCGATTAAACTCATTTATATTCACTAAATATATTTTATTTTCAAATTCTAAACGCGTTAATGAAATAATATCATTCTGAAGTCCTTGACGCCCAAAACCATGATTTATCATCCTCTGCTTTTTTACGCTCTTCTTCTTCCTTCCTTTCTTTTTCTAAAGATTCTTTTG